TGAGCAGAAATTCGCAGACGAAGTTATCGAGGAGTGTGCGGCTTTCCCTTATGGCGATCATGATGACCTGGTTGATTCGACGACACAGGCGATTATGCGATTCAGGCAGGGCGGTCTGATTCAGCACCCTGAAGATTATATCGACGAAAAAGTCGAACAACGTAAAAGGAATTATTATTAATGTTAAGAGCACTTCGAGAATTTGTAGTAAGATTGTTATTAAAAGATTCACCTAAAGGTGTGATGACAACTTTACCTAACAAAGATCTTGTGGATATGAATGTGCAGATGACAGCAGAGTTTCTGATGAGAAATGGTGTTGATCCAAACTCACTAAAGAATGCCAATCAGGTTGAGAATGCTATCAAGATGATAGAGAATAAACCAAAGGTTCAGGAAGGAATCACAGCTGCAAAATCCGCAAAAGTATTTGATCTAGAGGGTAAAGAGATTGATCCTAAAAAAGGCATCATGGGTGGCAAACAGATACCAGATGATGATCTACCACCTCCAGGTAGTCGTGGTGGTCCTGATGATATCTCAGCTCCGTTTCAATCGGCAGAGGAATCGTTAAGAGATATGACAGAGGCAGAGATTAAAAAAAGAATCGAAAAACAAAACAAAGATGCTGTCAAAAGATTTAAAGATAAAATGAAAGATGATCCAGAAGATATGGCTACTGGTGGACGTGCAGGTTTTAAAGATGGCATGACCAGAAGAACTTTTTTAAAAATCTTAGGTGGTGCCATGTCTATACCCATCATAGGTAAATTTTTAAAACCAATGAAAGTTGGTAAAACAGTAACTAAAGTTCCGATGATCAAAACAGATGATGTTGCTGGCAAACCAGAATGGTTTGATGCATTAGTCAATAAAGTTATTGTGGAAGGTGATGATGTTACTAAAAAATTTGCAACAGGTGAGAGACAATCTATTCACCAGAAAACACTCGACGATGGTTCAGTGGTCCGAGTTACAGAAGACGTGGACGATGGTGCCGTAAGAGTCGAGTATGAAAGTGCAGAAAATGTATTCGGTGATCCAGTGCAGATGGAATACAAAAGACCATTACCTGATGAGGGTGATCCAAGACCGACAGCAGAATTTACCACAGCAGAGTCAGGTCCAGTTGGAAGACAATCAGGTCCTGATGATTATGATATAGAAATAGATGAAGTGGGTGGTACGAGTATTAGAGATTTAGATTCTGATGTTTCAAAACTAAAAGAATATGCAACAGGTAAAAAACCTACAATCAAAGAAATGATGCAAAATATGAAAAGACAAGATAAAGCTAAAAGAATAACATTTGATACACAAGCACAATCAGATGCAGTGGTTAGAAGACAAGGTGATTACGATCCAAGTGACTATGATGATGGCATGGCATCAGGCGGTATCGCTAGATTGTTAGGAGAGTAATGAATCCAAAAAATTACTCACAGATGATGGCATATCTCACACGACCAGCCATGGCTCGTGGTGGACGGATTGGGTTTAGAACTGGAGGTCCAAGAGAAAGAACAGATTTACAGTTTGAAAATTTAACACGTAAAGAAAATGCCAAAAGATTAAAACTTCCTAATACAAATGCACCTGCTTATAGAGGTTTACCAGGTTATCCAAATATAATTTACACAGATTATAGAGATAAAAAAACTGGTAGAGAATTTAGAACATATGGTGTTCGTGTTAGAAGAAGAGATAAAAGACAGGAAAATGTTGTTACAAAAAGATCTAGTTTTTCAAATATACCTACTTTAGAAGAGGCTATAAAAGTTAGAGATCAAATTATAAAAGAAAATCCTAAAAATATTAAACCAGCTGATCCAGAAAAAGCAAAAGCAACCAAGGACACTAGAAGAGATTTTATTAAAGCTCAAGAAGGTGAGGAGGCATTTTTAAGAGCAAAAAAAGGAACGGGTATACAAAAAGGACACGCTGGAAATATTGAAAATCCAGATTTAAAAATTAGACCGAAAGATATAATTTATACTCCTGAAGAGGTAAATGTAGGAATGGCTGGGCAAGAGGGGACCAAAGGCGCGAAAGAAACATTTACAGATTTAGATTTCAAAATAAGAGAAGCGGAAGATAAAATAAAAGAAATTAAAAAATCTAATAAATCCCCCGCAGAGAAAAAAAGATTATTAAATATACAAGATAATTTATTAACTGATTATCATTTTCAGTCTGGTGGTTTTAAAACTCCAACACTAAGTGATGGAACAGTTTTTGGAGAGAGCACAAGGAAAGCAATGTCTATGGATCCAATTGATCTTTTTCCTAACATGACTGAAAGAGAGACTAAAAAATTTATTAGACAATACATAAGTGAAAAAGGAACTCTAAAACCCTTTTATGAAAGACAAGTAAAGGCAGCTAAAATAGAGGCTAAAAAACGAGGGGTTCCTTTTAACGATATATTAAATGAATTTATAGATCCCAAAGATATGGAGAATATTCAAAAAAGTAAATTGTTTTTAGACAATGTAGAGTTAGCAAAACAGAATGTAAAAAATTTTGACGTGGCAGCCATGAAACGATTAGCAGCGATTGGTTGTCCAGGTAAAGCTATGGGTGGTCGTATCGGATTTTTTGAAGGGCAAAATTTAAATACATGTGCTTTCAAAGGCATACAAAAATTACAAACAACAGATCCAAAAAATTTAACGCTAGCTGATAGGGCAAATTATCAAGCAATAAGAAAAACAACTTCAGGTGCAAGAGCGTTAAAAAATGTTTTAGGCCCAGGAGCTTTGGCCCTAGAGGGATTGTTTGCAGCTCCATTTGCAGCGTTCGATTATGCAAGAGGGAGACCGGGAATGGACACACTTAAAAGTGCCTTGTCTTTAGGATTGTTAGACCAAAAACTTACCACTGATGAATTAAAAAAAATATTTCCAGAATATGGCGCTTCAGAGAATCTAAAAAATATCGGAGATAGATTAACTGATTTAGAGCGATTACAAAAAGGAACCAGAGGTCAAAGAATAAGAAGTCAAGGCATGACTAAAATAGCAGAGGATCAATTTAAAAAAGCTTTACAACCTTTTCTAGATACAGGTGATCCAGAAAAAGCTTATCGTGAAAACATACAAAAAAGTAAAGATGCTGAAAAAGAATTAGCTAGACAGTACAAAGAGACAGCTAAAGATAGAACTACACAGTTTGATTTAAGTGATCCTTTTATGGCTGCAGAGGGTGGTTTATCAGGTGGCGATAAATCAGGCCCACCACCAGAAAGAGGCCCTAACCCACAAGGGTTGCTATCATTAATGAAACGTGGTATGAAAATATAGGAGTATTAAATGGCAGAAATAGACAAAGGACTCCCGAACACTAGAAACCAAGAAAAGATTCCCTCACAAGAGGAGATTCAAGACGTTGCTGTTCAGGAACCAGTAGAAGAAAAAGGACCGATCGAGGTCATACCAGAAGAGGATGGTGGCGTAACATTAGACTACGAGCCAGGTGCAATCAATGTACCAGGAACAGAATCACACTTTGATAATCTAGCAGAACTTTTACCTGATGATGTTTTAGAACCAGTAGGAAACGAGATGGTTCAAAACTACATGGACTACAAGGCATCGAGAAAAGAATGGGAACAATCTTATATTACAGGATTAGATCTACTTGGTTTTAAATATGAAAATAGAACAGAGCCATTTCAAGGAGCTTCAGGTGCAACACACCCAGTGTTAGCTGAGGCAGTAACGCAGTTTCAAGCACAGGCATACAAAGAATTATTACCAGCAGACGGACCAGTTAGAACACAGATCATAGGTGTAAAGAATCCACAGACAGAACAACAAGCTGTTCGTGTAAAAGATTTTATGAATTATTTGATTATGGATCAAATGAAAGAGTACGAGGCAGAGTTTGACTCGATGTTATTTCATCTACCACTTGCAGGTTCGACATTTAAAAAAGTTTACTACGATGTGCCAATGGGCAGAGCAGTATCAAAGTTTGTGCCAGCAGATGAATTAGTTGTGCCATATACTGCAACAAGTATCGAGGATGCAGAGTCTGTAATTCATGTAATTAAAATATCAGAAAACGAATTAAGAAAACAACAGGTCAATGGTTTCTACAGAGATGTAGAGTTAGGACCACCAGGTCATGTAGAAAAAAATGATCTTGATAAAAAAGAAAAAGAATTAGACGGAACTAAAAAGACAGGTAAACAAGAACCTGTATATACTCTGTTAGAGTGTCATGTTAATCTTGATCTAGAAGGTTTCGAAGAGGTTGGTTCTAATGGTGAGCCAACAGGAATAAAATTGCCCTACATTGTAACTGTAGAAGAAGGCAGCCGAGTAGTCCTCTCCATACGGAGAAACTATGCGCCCAATGATCTGAAGAAAAATAAGATCCAATATTTTGTCCACTTCAAGTTTCTGCCAGGACTAGGATTTTATGGCTTTGGACTCATTCACATGATTGGCGGATTGAGCCGTACGGCAACGGCGGCTCTCCGTCAATTATTAGACGCAGGGACTTTATCAAACTTACCAGCAGGATTTAAACA